GTCATCTTTTTGCGCGTGCGAGTTTTGCGGGAAACCGCGCTGCTCCGCCGGGCCGAGCGTGTCGCGCTCCCGCCGGTCGCCCTCTCCGCCGCTCTCTTCGCTCGCTCAGTGCGCGCGAAACTTTCGGAGCTGTCAAGGAATGGTCGTGGGTGATGGGTAGGCGCGGCCCCCGACCGAAGCCGACCGAGCTTAAGCGGCTGGCTGGCACGCTTCAGCCGTGCCGGGTCCGCGATGACGAACCGGTCGTGGACTTGGCCGAGCCTCCGCGCCCGGACTGGCTTGGCGCCGAGGCGGAAGCGGCGTGGGATCTCGGCGTCGATGAGGCGCTCGGGATGGGCGTGCTCGCCCGGTCGGATGGGCCGGGGATGATCCTGTTCGCGCTCGCGATGGCGCGGGCGAAGATGGCGTGGATCGCGTACCAGCGGTTGGGCGCCGTGACGGAGCGGGAGAACGCGGACGGCGACGTGTCGCGCTCGCGCTCGGTCGAGGCGCGTGAACTGGATGCGGCGTGGCAGCAGTTGCGCGTCGCGACTGCGGAGTTCGGCTTCTCGGCCGCGACGCGTGCCCGGGTCGGCGCCATTGCGGCGCCCCCGGCCGAGGAGAGCGCGGACGACGCGGCGCGACGTCGGCTCCTGGCGACGATGTGAGCACGCCCCCGACTCGCGGATGGTGGGGCGAGGGCGATCCCCCGTGGGTGACGTGGCCGGGCGTCTCGATCGAGACGCCGTGCGTCCCGGTCCGCCAACCGGGGTGGGTCGCTGATCGGTGGGAGTCGCCGTGCGGCGCGTACTGGTTCGACCCCGACGCCGTGCAGCGGTTCGTCGACTTCGGCCGGCTGTTCGTCCGTCACGTCAAGGGCGAGTGGGCGGGCGAGCCGTTCGACCTGCTGCCGTGGCAGAACGCGCTGGTGTTCGCGCCGCTGTTCGGGTGGAAGCGCAAGCGCGACGGCTACCGCCGCTTCCGGGTCGCGTTCGTCGAGGTCGCGAAGAAGAACGGGAAGTCGGCGCTCGCGTCCATGCTTGCGCTCTACCTGCTGACCGGCGACGGCGAGCCCGGCGCCGAGGTCTACTCCGCCGCGGCCGACGAGACGCAGGCGCGGATCGTGTACGGCGACGCCGCGATGATGGCCGCGGGCTCCCCGGCGCTGATCGACCAGTGCGGCGTCCAGGTCATGCGCGCGTCCATCCAGCGCCCGAGCCGCAACGCCACGTACCGCGCGCTGTCACGCGCGCCCGGGACCAAGCACGGCTTCAACGTCCACGGGCTGCTCTTCGACGAGTTCCACACACAGAAGTCGCGCGAGTTGTGGGAGACGTTGTCTCGCGGTGTCTCCGCGCGTCGCCAGCCGGTGACGCTGGTCATCACGACGGCGGGGTCCGATCGCGAGTCCATCTGCTACGAGATGCATGAGCGAGCGATCGACGTGATCGAGGGCAAGCGCGACGACCCGACGATGCTGCCGGTCGTGTTCCGACTGCCGGCCGAGGCGGACTGGACCGACGAGTCGGTGTGGCCTCTCGCCAACCCGAGCCTCGGCGTGACAAAGAAGATCGACTACATGCGCGAGGCGTGCGCGGCGGCGCAGGCCGAGGCCCGCGCTCGCAACTCGTTCCTCAACCTCGACCTGAACGTCTGGACCGAGAGCCGGACCGCGTGGATCGCGCCCGAGGCGTGGGCCGAGTGCAGGCGCGAGACGGAGCCGACCGACCTCGCGGACCTCACGTGCTGCGTCGGGATCGACCTCTCGGAGACCACTGACCTCACAGCCGTCGTCGCCGCGTTCCGCCGGCCGCTGCCTGACGTGCCGGCGCCCGTGCTCGACCTCGACGAGGATGAGGATCATCGCGACAAGCGCGAGGAGCGCAAGACGCTCCTGCTGGACTTCGCCGTCGACTTGCGCTGCTGGTTCTTCCTGCCGGGCGACGGGCTGCGCGAGCGGGTTCAGCGCGACCGCGTGCCGTACGACGTGTGGGCGCGCGAGGGCTGGCTGACGCTGATCGACGGCCCGCTGATCGACTACCGCCAGGTCCGCCAGGTGATCCTCCGCGACATTGCGCGGCCGTACAACGTCCACGAGGTCGGCATCGACCCGTACAACGGGCGGCAGTTGGCGGCCGAGCTCATGGAGGACGGGCTGTCGATGGTGGAGGTCCGGCAGGGGTTCCTCACGTTGTCGGCGCCGAGCAAGTTGCTCGAGGGTCTCATCGCGGCGCGGCGCATCACGCACGACGGGAACCCGGTCATGCGATGGTGCGCGGCGAACGTCGAGGTTGCGACCGGGCCGTCCGGCCTCATTAAGCCGGTGAAGCCGGGGGGCGAGGCGCGGAGCACGCGGCGCATCGACGGCGTGGTCGCCACGATCATCGCGCTGTCCCGTCTGATGCTGGCGCGCGAAGTCGAGCAGCCGTCTGTGTCGTGGATACACTTCTAGGGGAGTGCTGAGATGCTGAAGGTCTGGAAGTTCCCGCTCGCCACAATCGACGCCCAGGCGATGATTGCCCCTCGCGGCGCGCGCCCGCTCTGCGTGCAAGTGCAGGGCGATCCGCCGATGGAGCATCCATGCCTGTGGGCCATCGTGGACCCGGCTGCCGAACTGGTCACGCGCATCGTCCGCGTCTACGGGACCGGGCACCCCATCGTCGAGGAGCATGGCGAGTACGTCGGCACCTATCAGATGTCCGGCGGCGCCCTCGTCTTCCACGTGTTCCTCCTGCCGGAGTAGCCCTGAGCGTGGCCCTACGATGCGGCGGCCGTGTCCCGTCATCGCCGCTCGTCCGTCGCCGAGTCCTACCGTCGCAGCCTGCGGCGCGGTGAGGCCTACCACCGCGTAGTCGCGCACGACGCGCGCCCGGACCGCGGACCGCTCTCTGACTTCTGGTACTCGCCGATTGGGATGTCCAGCTCGGCCGGGACGACCGTCACGCCGGACACGGCGCTGACGCTCTCGGCTGTCTACCGCGCTGTCCGCGTGATCTCCGACGACGTGGCGACGCTCCCGCTCCACCTATACCGACGACTACCGGAGCGCGCGGGCGGGCTGCCGGGCGGCAAGGAGCGCGTCACGTCACCGCTCGCGGACGTGCTCGGTAAGCGCCCGAACCCGCGGCAGACAGCGCTCCAGTGGCGGCAGATGATGACGGCGCTCGCGCTACTGCGCGGCAACGGCTACTCCCGCATCCACCCCGGACCTCGCGGCGCCGTGGACCGGCTGGAGCCCCTGCGGTCGGATCGCGTGCGCCCCGAGCTGCTCGACACCGGCCGCGTGCTCTACCTCTACCGCAACCGGGAGGGGCGCGAGGAGCGGCTGACGCAGGACGAGATGTTCCACCTGCCGGGCTTCTCGATCGACCCCGAGAGCCCGTGCGGCGTGAGCGTCATCACGTACGCGCGGACATCGCTCGGGCTCTCGATCGCGACGGAGGAGTTTGGCGCGCGGCAGTTCGGGCAGACCCCGCGGCCCGCGTTTGCGATCACGTCGCCCCACAAGATCGAGGCCGACCGCCGCAAGGAGATCGGCGCCTCGTTCCGCGCCGCATTCTCCGCGCCCGCCGGCTGGGGAGGCGTCCCCGTCATGGACGGCGGGATGACCGTGGCTGCAATCGGGATGTCGCACGACGACGCGCAGTACCTCGAGACGCGCGCGTTCCAGATCCGCGACGTCTCGCGCTGGTTCGGCGTGCCCGCGCACCGGCTGTCGGACCTTGGGCGCGCGACGTGGGCGAACATCGAGCAAGAGAACATCAGCTACGTCGCACACTCGCTCATGTTCTGGCTGGAGAGTTGGGAGCAGACGATCGCGCGCGACCTGGTCGGCGAGGACGAGGGCATCTTCGCCGAGCACGTCGTCGAGGGGTTGCTGCGCGGTGACGCCGCGGCGCGTGGCGCCTACTACCAGGCGATGACGAACATCGGCGCGCTCACCCCGAACGAGGTCCGCAGCCGCGAGAACCTGAACCCGGTGCCGTGGGGTGACGAGCCGGTCGCGCGACAGGGCGCGGCGCCTGCGGCGGGTCCACCTTCGCCGCCGCCGCCCGCCCGCCCCGCGCCGGACGACGACGAAGACGAAGAGGACGAGGCGTTCGCGCGGCTACGCGCCCGCGGCGTCCGCCTCAACGGGAGCGCACGACATGGCTAGCCGACTCGATCACGTCCTCGCCTACGTCCAGCGTACCCCTTGGGCGATCATCCCCGCGCAGGGGCAGGTCATCGCGGGCATCCTCACGCGACGAGCGTCCGGCGTCCGGCTGACTCCTCGCGCGATCCGCGAGTTGGTAGACGACCGGCGCGCTGAGATCGAGGCGCGTGAGGTGTTCGCGGCCGAGACGCGCTCGCGCACCGGCGGCGCTGTCGCCGTGATCCCGGTCGCCGGGACGATCGTCCACCGCGCCGGGTCGATGGATGACGTGTCCGGGCTGGTCTCGGCGCAGTCGCTCGTTCGACGCATCCGCGACGCCGACGCCGACGCGACCGTGTCGCAGATCGTCCTCGACGTGGACTCCCCCGGCGGGACCGTGGATGGTCTCGTCGAGGCCGCGTCCGCAATTCGCGCGACGTCCAAGCCGATCACCGCGGTCGCGAACACGATGGCGGCGTCGGCCGCCTACTGGCTGGCGTCGCAGGCCGACGACATCGTGGTCACGCCGTCCGGCTCGGTCGGCTCGATCGGCGTATACACGATGCACACCGACATCTCGGGCGCGCTGGAGCAGGAGGGCGTGTCCGTCACTGTGGCCGCGGCGGGCAAGCACAAGGGCGAGCGCCTTCCGTTCGCGCCGCTGTCCGACGACGCGCGCGCCGAGATGGAGGCCGAGGTCGCGCACTACTACGACCTGTTTGTCGCGGATGTCGCGGCCGGCCGTGGCGTGAAGACGTCCGTCGTCCGCGCGGGCTTCGGCGAGGGCCGGATGGTCCGCGGCAAGGCGGCGGTCGCGGCCGGGATGGCGGACCGTGTGCTGTCGATGGAGGACGCGATTGCGCGCCTCACCAGCGGCGGGCGGACGCGCAAGCGCGCGCGGGCGTCGGCGTGCGTGCTCGTCCAGGCTACCGCCGAGGAGCCGTCCGGCGACCCCGACATTCGCTCGCACGTGCCGGTCGGCGAGCCGGCATGCGAGTCCCACGAAGACGCTCCCGCGCCCGATCCGTTGGACGAAATCGAGATTCGGGAGCGCGCCCTTGCGCCCCCGAGCGTGGGCCTATGATGCGCCCCGTCAAGCCTTAGGAGACCGACCGATGCTCAAGACGCTCCGGAACAAGCGAGTCGCGCTACAGGCCCGGGAGACCGGCATCCGCAAGGAACACGCGGCGCTCATGGCGTCGGCGCGCGAGGCGGGCAAGCTGACCGACGAGCAGCGCACACGCGACGACGCGATCAAGGCCGAGCTGGCTACGATCGCAGCGGAGCGCGAGTCGCTCGACGCGGAGATCGCCAACCTCGAGGTACTCGCCGAGGCCGAGCGGGCGACCGTCCTGCCCGCGCACGCGGTCGCCGAGTCGGTTCGCGAGTCTGTGCAGGACGACCCGCGCCGCGGCTTCCCGACGTTCGGTCACTTCGCGGCCGAGGTCTACGACTGCGGCCCCTCGTTCGCGGCCGTGCTCGCGAACCCGAGGCTCATGGCCGCGGCCGGAACGCCGACCATGCAGCAGGGCGTCCGCGTGGACGGCGGCGTCCTGATCCCGCCCGCGTACTCGACGGAGATCTGGGACGGCGCCCGGCAGATGTCGGACTCGCTGCTCCAGTACTGCGACGTGACGCCGGTCGACCCGGGCGTGCAGTCGATCACGATGCCCGGCATCGACGAGACGTCGCGCGCCGACGGTTCGCGCTGGGGCGGCATCCGCGGCTACTGGAAGGACGAGCTGACCGCAATGACCGGCACCAAGCCGAAGTTCCGCGAGGTCAAGATCGAGCCGCAGGAGCTCTACGTCTTCGGGTTCATCTCGGACAAGCTGCTCCGCCACGCGCCCGGCGCCGCCTCGGCGATCCTGACGCGCGGAGCGGCCGACGAGATCAACTTCAAGATCGGCGCCGCTGTGTTCAACGGTGACGGCGTCGGCAAGCCCGCGGGCTTCCTTTCCTCGGCATGCGCGGTCGAGGTCGCCAAGGAGACCGGCCAGGCTGCCGCGACCATCGTGCGGCAGAACATCCGCAAGATGTGGGCGCGACTGCATCCGATGTGGCGCGCGGGCGCCGTCTGGTTCATGTCGGTCGACGCCGAAGCGTACCTCGAGGAGATGACGCTCGACGTCGGCACCGGCGGCGTCCCGGTCTACCTCCCGCCCGGCGGCGTGGCGGATGCCCCGCTCGGCCGGATCAAGGGTCGCCCGGTGGTCCCGATCGAGTACGCGTCCGCGCTCGGCACGAGCGGCGACATCGTCCTCGCGAGCCTCGGCGTCTACCGAGTCGGCGTCCGCGCGGGCATCGACTCGCAGGTGTCGATGCACCTGAAGTTCGACTACGCGCAGACCGCGTTCCGCTTCATCACGGAGATCGACGGACAGTCGATGCTCAAGTCCGCACTCACCCCGTTCAACGGCGGCGCCACACTCTCGGCGATCGTCAAGCTCGCGACGCGCTCGTAACAGGAGGATCCCGTGCAGCAAGACCTGATCGCAGAAGGGCTCCACATCGTCAACGGGCTGTACCCCGTGGCGGACGCGTTCGCGTCCTCGATGACCACGGACTACGTGTCGCTCAAGAACTTCCGGCGCGTGACGTGGATCATCCACACCGGGGTGGCGACGTCCGGGACCGCAGACGGTGTCATCACCGTCCTCGCGGCCTCGGACGCGGCCGGCACCGGCGCGGGCGCCATCGCGTTCAAGTACCGCGTCTGCGCCAGCTCAACCACGGTTGACACCTGGGGCGCGCTGACCGACGTGGCGTCGACGGGCGTCGCGATGGCGGCCGCCAGCAACCGGATCTACGTCGTCACCGTGACTGCCGAGTCCCTGAGCGCGCTCGACGCCGACAACTCGTTCATCGCGCTCAAGGTGACCGAGGACACGAATGACCCCGTGGTCGCGAGCGTCCTCACGCTGCTCGACGGCGCGCGCTACCCGCAGGACGTCCCGGTCTCCGCCATCGCGTAGGCCACGG